ATTTCTTGTGCTAACGCAATGTCAGAACCAACACGTTGTGAACCGCCAGCTTGTTGACTAGGTGAATTAGTTACCGCCATTACAAGCGCACTGTCACCACGAATTTTAAGTGCCGCAGACGTGTAAAGAATAGCCGCCTGTTTAATAGCCGCTGGAAGACTGCCAACAGAAACACCAACGGCGTGAGCATAAGCCAACGGTGCAGTCAACGGAATAGTTGCAGAACCAAACGTGTATGAACTTGCAACAATAACGCGTTCAGTATTTGCACCGTCATAAATAGTTAAACCCATACCCGCAACAACACCAAGACCGTCTTCACAAACAATTGACGTTGCACCTGCACTAGCAGACGTTGAAACAAGTGTGTTAGCGTAACCGTTTACATAAGTGTATTTAATAAAAGTTTCTGCACGTGACGACATAGGAAAACCAAACGACAATGGACCTTGTGAAGACATTGACTGCGGTAATTGTGCGTAAGGATAAATTATTTCTTGCTCTTCAAACCAAGCCTGTGACGGGTCTGTGACGGCTGTTAACGCGTTAGGTGTCCAACCAATCTGCAAATCAGTCATAGCTACAACAGGAAAGTATTTAGGGTGAAAACGAACAGTACCGTCAGGCTTAACACGGGTGCGTTGTTGTTCAGTGTCAAGTGTTGCACCAAGAATTTGATTACAATACTGGTCAATAGCAGACGACGCACGAATAATTGCGTTAGTTAATTCTGCGTCCTGTGCGGCTTGATTACCGCCAGCAACAAGGTTGCCGTAATCTAATGCGGTTGGTGCGTTTTTAAATTCTTGTAAAGACAAATACGGGCGCGAAATTTGACGCGTAATAGGGCTAATCGCTGTGGTCATTTTTTACTCCGCACTTAGGACATTCAAACACTTTAAACACACTACTAAAACCGCAACCAATGCAATTGTTACCTTTGATATGGCTAAGACCAGAATAAAGTCCTGCAACCGCAAAACCTTCGGCTTTAAGTTTTTTTACTGTTGCACTATCTTCAACATTCAAAAAACCTTTACTGTCTGTTGGAATAGAACCAATTTTGTCACCATTAGGTGAGCTAATGTCAATACCTTTAACGCCTTGTGAACCAAACATTTTAGTCATAAAAATAACCTTCCAAAGTTTTTAGTGAAAAGGCGGTGTCAACCAAAGTCAACACCGCCTTCCCATTAACTGCGATTATGCAGACTTGATACCAGTAACAATACCGTTCCAAGCAGGTGCGTAACCAACCATAGTTCCACGGAAATAAGTTGAGAACTCATACGCAAACTGTGTGACAGGCCACTGAACACCCATATAGTCTTGCACATTAACTACTGCCCAAACGTCCGAAACTTCGGTGTCAGGAATAGGTAGTGTGTAAGACAGAACTGGTGCAACACCCTGCGGTAGCCACGGATGAACAGTGATGTCAACAAGCTTGCCTGTGACTTCGTTGTGCAGACCGTTGATTACTGCGCCGCCCTGATAGCCACTGCCGTCCTGTGACATAGTCAAGTTCAAACGGTAGTTAGCAGTTGAGCCAGACTTGATTGCGTCAGACAACTGCTTGCGGTCTGAACCATTAACCAAAATCTCGTCTGGGTCAGCCTTAACAGTGTCGTATAGACCACTGAATACAGTTTGGAATTCAGCCCCAGGATTTGACGTTGAGAACTGGCTGTTAACTTCGTTTACGTAACCGCCACCAGAAATAATCTGTGGAATGATACCGTCGTAACCAGTCGCGTAAGCGCTAGTGTCAACCGAAGCAGATGAAACGCGTGTTGAACTTGTTGAGAAAACAAGGTTGTCGTTTGTGGTGTTAGATGAACCAGCACCGTTTACAACTGCAACAAGACCAGCAATGCGTCCAATGTATTTAGCGTTAGCGTTACCTGTGGTTGTACCAACGTAAACGTTAGTTCCCAAAGCACCTGTGACGTTAGACACTGTTGCAACTAGAACATTTCCAGAGGTAACTGTGATTGACTGAACAGTTGACGAAACGCTTTCACCGAATGAACCTGCGTCAGATGTTGCATAGACGTAGTAAGTAGTTGCGGCTAGTGCAGTTTCACCTGTTGCGGCTGTGCGCTGTGTCAAAGCAACTGTTGGGGCGGCTAGCGCACCTGACAGACCTGACGCAGTTCCACGGCTCATAAGCATCATTCTTTCTTCCATCAACATTGTTGCGTAAAGTGTTGACGTTGAAGATAGCTGACGCAAGTCCTGATATCCAAGACCAGAGAAATTAGCGTCAAATGAAACACTGTCTGATAGTGAATAACTGAAATACGGGAAGATAGCGTCTTCCGCGGTGTAACTAATCTTTGGTCCACGCTCGTAAGCAATTGAACCGAAGGTGTTAGTTGTGCTTTCAGTAATTCCAGGCCAAATGTTTCCCTGACCGCCAGTTCCAGTACCTGTGTAACCAGTAATTCTCTTGATTCTATGACTTGTTCCCACTCCCTTTTTTCTTGCGATTTTGTTACGCAGTGGTGTGGGTCTTGGAGTTAAAAGTTTTGCTGGTGCTTCCAAGTCAAACGCGGCAAACGCAGTTGACAATGGTGTGGTCAAGGTAATGTCCTTGATAATGTCTGCGCTTACTGCACGTTGTGCAGATAGTGCATTGTTCAATGCGCCTAATGCGTCTGGTGCAAGTGACTTGTTAGCAACAAGTGCTTCAAGTTGTGCAACAGGGTTAGCGGTAGGTGCAATGTTTGGTGTGTTGCTTGGGTTGCTAAACGATTTGTTTAGTTCACCCAAAAATTCTTCGTGACGTAGTGCCGCTTTTTTAGGGCTTGTTTCGTCAGAAAAAAGTTCGGTTGCTTTTGGGGCTTCCATAGATTTCTCCTAGTTTCTGTTTGTGGCTTTTAAAGCCTTTTTAGTTAAATCTTCAGCTAGTTCACGATAACCTTTTGCAAGGATTGTGTCGCGTGTAGCGTCTGCTTTGGTGCGATAATTTGCGGCTTTAACAAGCAATGCGTCAACGTCAACAGACTTAACTGTTGTAGAAATTGACGAGCGCTTAGGTCCACCACTGATTGCTTTATTGTTCGCCGCTTCCAGTTCAACCGACAACTGTGATACCTTCTGTTCAGCCGCCACTTTTGCGGCTTTCAAGGTTTCTAGTTCAGTTGTAACAGTTTCTTTTGCTGTTGCGACGGCTTTGTTAATGACGGCAGTAATTTCGTCGTCATTAAAACTTACAGATACAGACTTGTCTGCACCATAGCATTTACACATTTTATATCCACAGTCTTTGCAGTCACAATCGTCTGCACAATCACAACTGTCAACGTCCTTCATTGCGCTTAGATGAATGTCGTCGTGTTCAACAACATCTTCAATAACTTCGGTGTTAGGTGTAGCAACTTCACCTTCCATTGCTTCGCCTGTGTACCAGTGGAACAAATGCTTAATGGAATGTAGTAGTTGCTTAATGCTCTCGCGTTCGTCACTGCCCGCCTTCATTTCGTTAGCTTCAACAACAATTAGTTCAGACAATGCAGTGATTGCGTTGTCGTATGTTGCTTGGTCAAACTTGTTTAAAGTTGGTAGCAATGACTTCACTGCGTTAACAAGTTCCGCTTCAGGTGCTTCGTCTGTTGCAACGTCGTCAGTGTCGTCAATGTCAACAACTGTTTCAGTTGGTTCTTCAACAACTTCAACCACTTCAACCACTTCAGTTTCAGGTGTTTCAACAGGTGCGTCAACGTCGTCACTCTTATTAACTAGACGTGCAACGTCCGCAGGTGACGGTGTGCTTTGTGTTACTGCCATTAGTTCTCCAGTCTGTGTAGCTTTAGCCAACATAAGTTTAGCGTTAGGGTTAGCAGGTCTATCAACCAAACTAACTTCAACAATCTGTCCGTCAACAATACGACCACCAGCGGCTTTACTGTCTTGTATGACACGTGGTGACCTGATACCAATACTAAACCCTTTAAGCACACCTGTTTCAACTTTTTTAACTGATACAGGGTCAACAACAAGTGCAGTAATGTAATGTCCGTCGTCTTTAACTTCATAGTCTGTGGCAACACCAGCCGCAATGTTGCTGTGTTGTTCACGCACGTTACCACCTGAAATGAACCAGTCAGGCATTGCGCGCTTCAACCAAGTTTCATCACAAATTTGTTTGTCAATGTCAAGACTGTCGTCTGTGGCTTTACCGTAAACCTTTAAAGTTCCGTCAGCTTGCTTTTCTTGTTTAACAATTCGTGCGTATGACTGTGCTAAATCCATTTTGTTTTGTTCCTTAACTTAGGCTGAATAGATTACTGAAACGTAACCAGCAGGTGCGGTTGCACAAACAACATACAATTCGTCTTTTGATTGTAACCAAACTTGTAGTGACCCGCCGTTAGCAATAGAGTTGCCGACTGTTGCACCTGTAACACCAACTGTTGCGTCACCCAAAAAAATAACGGCACCAGTGTTGTTGTAAATTTGTGCGGCAACATTCTTAACTGTGGTAGGTATTTTAACCAGCAAACGTGCAGTTGTTCCAACCAGACTATTAACGTGTTGTAATGGCATTTAATTTTCTTCCTTTAATCGGATAACCCAAGCGGGCGTTTTTTGTTGACCAATCAACCACTGCGACATAATACGGTGGTGTCCGTCAATAATAGTGTAGCGGTCACCCACCAACGCAATAAGCGGGTGTGACCTAAACGGTGTTAATGCTTGACCTAAAACTTCGATATGTTTACGAATTTTTTTTCGTGACAAAAATTGGTCTGTCGCATATAAGTCTTCAAAATTTATTAGTTCTAATACTGCGTTGTCCCACAGGTTAGGGTCAATGACTGGCACTGTGACTACTTGCCACGGGCTTTCCACGTATTTTTCTGGGTCGTCTATTGTGGTTATGTTTGGGTTAGGTAAGATTTCTAGGCGTGACAGTGCGCGTTCCATTTCTAGTGCGCTTGGTACACCGACTGTTTGTTTCCAGTCTGGGTCAACACGCAACCCTTTAGTTGTTTCAACAATGTCTGTCAAAACAATGTTGTTGCTTTGTAGCCACCAATAACTAACTTCAGTAAATTTGCCTGTTGCTTTGTTAACCAAATAAAAAGTATCGTCGTCAAATTTGTAACTACTATCGTTGTCAACAACCCAACGTTTATCACCAATAAGTAATGAATAATAATCTTTATTTTCTTGTCCAATATTGGCAACAACTAATTCATCATTTAACAAATTAGGCGCGTCTTTAACTGCGTTTAACGCTATTTGTTGCGCTTGTTCAAACGTAATCATTTCCAACCTTTCAAGTGTTGCAAAATAGCCGCTTGTGGTTCTTTATCGTCAACACGTGCAATGTCAATGTTTTTAGCTTTATTCAAATGATATCCGTTTGGGTCTAATCTTGCGTCTAAAATTTTTCCTGTTTGTGCGTCAAAATAACGAACTTCATTATTAACTATTTTCCAGCTATAAACGTGTCCTGCACCGCGATAAGTTGTCCAATCTTGAGTAATAAAACCACGCGCACCTTCAGGATACTTTGCCAAAATTGCTTTGTCCACTTCAATTGGGTTTGCGATTGTGTCAAAATGTATGCGTTCTTCCCACGCTGTAATGTTTGTTTGACGATTGACCCAAGCGTTCATATAATAATTTCTTGCTTGCGAACCATCTCTTTTAAAAACGCCTGACGGTTTAGGTGTTGCTGTCACGTCATAACCACGCATACGCATTTCTGCCGCAGAAATAACTCTGGCACAATTTTCCGAATACGCATAATGACTAGGGTTATATGAAGGATTGCTGTTAATTGTTGCTTGTTTAAACGTTTCAGGCGCATTTAACATTTTAAATTCAGGTGCAACGTCTGACAATTTAATTTCAAGTGTTTGTTTACGTAATTCCATAAAACGTGAAAGTCGGTCATTTTTTGAACCGCCATAATTGTTTTCATAAGCCTTTTTGTCCCAAGACCAAAATTCAGGCAAATTAACTTTAGGTTCTGCAATGGCTTCAGGCAATAATGTTTCAACAGTTAAATCAGGGTGCGTGTCAACTGCCAACAAGTCTGACGCGTTTTGCATTTCAGGTGCAACGTCTTCAACAAGTTCTTCGTCAACAGGTGTGTCTTCAATAGCTGGTGTGCCTTCATCAATGACAGGCAAAATAGTGCAACGACAATTAGGGTGAACAGGCGGCTCGGTGTCACCACTAGGAAATTCGTCACCCATAGCAACAATTTCACCGTCATTTTCTTCACACTCTTCACACGGTTCTAGTGCAAGCCATTCATACTTTTCAACACCAAGTTCCTGATAATTCTCGCGACAAGAAACGTTTAACGCACGACTAATTTCGGTGCGTGAAATAGTCATTGCACGTTGTGCGTCTTGCAAAACAGTTTCTAAACCAACTTTAAGACTTGACGCTAAACCGTCACGAACAATGCTTTGTGCAGTTGTTGACACTGACGCACCCGTGTTTAAACTATCCGCTAACACTGTGCCTAAACGGTCTAACGTTGTTGCGTCCATACCCGAAATGCTGGCGTTAGTTTGTGCAAGTAACTGTCCTAGACCTTTAGGTGGTTGCAGTAACGCAGACGCGGCACGATTGCCCGCTTTCCAATTACTCCAGTCATAGTTAATTGCAGTCTGCACGTTAGACAAGTCAGGTGCGTCAGCCTTGTTTAGTTGACTGCGTGCAATTGCAACAGGTGCAACGTCGTCACCTAAAACGTAGCCTGTCGCCAACATTCTGCGCCACACTGCGCGCGTAACAGTATTGTCAACACGAACATTTAATTTAGCCCAATGACGAGCTTCAGACGGTTTAATGCT